GTTTGCACCACACGTACTCCTCACCAGGGGAAGTGATTCATAGACGTGATGACTACCAGACTTATACACGTTACCTGGGCTGGTCGATCAGGAACGGAACCTATTTATATATTTGTTGTTTTATCACGGCGTCCAAGAGACGACGTGTCAATTGCAGATCTTTGTTGGAACTTGGCTCTTTCTTGAGAGGCAAGTCTCTTCTTCTTCATGGTTACTTCTGTTCCACCAGCAAGTGCTAACTCTTCACGAGCAACATCTTGTGATCCAGCAGTTTCTCCATACAAACTCATTAAGCGTTGGTAATCTTTTTGCTGAGCAGCAGCGGTCTGGAATGCAGACTCTGCTTGACCTGCTTTACCAGCACCATAAATTTCTTCCGCAAAAGCTTTATCAGACATTTGACCAGCACGTAGTGCTGCTCCACCAATCTCTGCAGATGTATACATCTTCTTGGCTTCTTCGGTTGTGTACTTAAATCTAGAATCAATAACATTAATTGCTCTATCTTTATCAAGAAGATAGGCTGTTAAATCTTGATCTGTTAAACCATAGAAATCTTTAAGTGCTGTTTTGATTCCTTGATCAGCATTATTTAAAGCATTCCTTGCTATGTTTACACGATCTGTTAACTCTGCCGTGCTTACACCCAAAGCAATGAAATTAGTAAAATCTTCTTGCTGGTCATAGAAACCAGTAGGAAGACCTGCTTCTCTAAGGATTTCCTCATATGCCTTTTCGGTTTGAATGTACTCATATGGTGTTAGCAGTCTGTCTCCAGGACGACCTTTACCATCTGCCATACGCTTTTTAATTGCCTCATTGGCAGCAAAGCGAGTCTTGTAAGCCTGGCTATTATAAATACTATTAAGAACCTGGGCATCGGTTGGCATAATGTTTTCTTCGTAAACTTTATCAATTGATTGCATAAGAGAATCAATGTATGCCTGACCTAATCCAGTATTTTCAAACATTTTCATTACTGAATCACGAGCACCAAAATCTTTATACTCTTCTAGTTTTGCACCAAGAGTTCCATCAGACATTACTTGATAAACTTCGACTACTCCACCAGTTTTACGAACAGTCTTTTGACCAGCAACAGTAGGTGCAGCAGGTTTAGCTGCTGCAGCTTGCATGGCTGCAATCTGTGCTGTTAATGCAGCAAGTTGATCATTGATTGAATTAGTTGCTGCTGATGTTGGATTAACAAACTCAGTACTACTAGGAGTTGTAGGTGTAGTTGGTGTTGTAGGTGTAGTAGGAGTTGTTGGGGTCGTTGGGGTCGTTGGGGTCGTTGGTGTAGTAGGAGTTGTTGGATCCGTAGGGGTTGTTGGATCTGTAGGAGTCGTTGGGGTAGTTGGTGCAGTTGGGGTAGTTTGTACTTTTGGTGCTTTAACCGCTGGTTCTAAAACAATCTTTGTATTAGAAAAGATAGTTCTTCCACCATCATACTTAGGATTATTAGTTAATGCTGGATTTATTTTAAGCAATTCTTTTACAGTTGTGTTATTGTTTTTAGCAATCTGGCTTAATGTATCACCAGGTTGAACACGATAACTTACCTCTGGCTTTGGAACTACAGGTGCAGGAGTAGTTGCTGCTTTATATACTTCTTGAAATGCACCAACAGTTCTTGCCCAGTTTGCTGCGTCTTGTGCGCTCATGCTAGAAACCCATGATCTTTAAGGATTGTCGATGCAATCTTTGTCTTTTCTTCTTTAGCTGTTTCGGTGAAATCAAAGTTTGAATGTCTACGAGCGGTCTTCTTTGCCCCATAAAGATTCATTGGCACAATGTTTCCCTTTTCATCTGTATAGTTAAGAACCTGTTGTACTGTGTCGTTATTAAGATCTAATGTATCTGGATCTACTTCCCATGTTTGTGCAATTGCACTTAGGTATGGATCCGCTGCATCTCTTAATGTTTGACCACGCATGATTGGATCTTTCAAACCAGGAAATAAAGACATTGCTCTAGACTTTAGCTCGTCATCAATATCTTCTGGATTCAATGTTCCAGCAACCAAACCTTTTACAGTAGCTTCAAACCATTTTGTAAAGCCAGCGTTTGATGTTGTGGCTGGATATCCGTAGTCATAAGCCCTTTGGTATAAAGCATCAGCCATTGTTTCTAATTTTCCATCAAGGTCATATATGACCTTTCCGTCAATAGAGTTAGTTTTTTCAAACTTAATGGCGTCAGCCATTAGTTTGTTCAAGAAGTCTTGGTCATATCTCATAACCTTGCCGTCTTTAATAATGGCTTGCTGCATCATTTGGTCTGCATATTTAATAGCATCAGCAGAGCTGATAGTTATTCCGTTGCCATAAAACTGTTTAACAATATTGCTTGCATTTAATTGTAGATCTGCAGCATACTGACCAGGGTTTGTTTCTTTAAAGTATGTGTATTTGCGTTGGGTGTCTGTCTGGTTTTTATACCATGTGGTTCCCATAATTATTTGTTGCTGTAAAGATGGATCGGTAATCATGGTACCGCTACCATCAAGACCAAGAATTTTATTCAAGGCATCTTTTAAACTTTGATCCGATCCAATAACCGCAGCAGCAATACCAAACTTTGCTTGCAAAGTTGCCATGGATAAAGTATCCATTTGGGTAGCACCTGTAGAAGAGATGCCAGTATCTACAACCGTGCTGGTGCCAGGAGAATAACTGGTTGTTGTTCCACTAGTTACTGGTGGAATACCTGGTGTATTAACTACTGGTTTGGTATCTTTTACTGTTGTAGGAAGGGTAAGTTTAGTTCCAGAAAATATGGTGTTACCACCATTGTATTTAGGATTTGTTGTCAACGCTGGGTTGGCAGCAATAATTTTAGCAACAGTTGTTTTATTTGCAGCAGCAATCTTGGAAAGCGTATCTCCAGACTTAACCGTATATTTATCTGCCATCGCCCACCACCGCTCCAATAGCATTCGGGTCTGTTAATAAACCGCTTACTAGTTTTAAAAAGTTTTTAGCAGCAAATGATTCCGCAAAGTCTGGTTGGCTGCGAGCAAAGTTACGAGCAAACATGGTTGGATCAAATCCAGTTGTTTGAGTTCCCTTAGTAACAGTTTGACCAAGAGCAATACCCTTACCACCAGGAGAGGTGGTTGTAGTTCCTTCATATCTAGAAGGTTCTTTTAGTGCTGCAGCGTTTAATCCTGTTGTTCCTGCTGCTATTTCAGCAGCGGAAGCGGTGCGACCAAGTTCTTGCTCCATGGTGTCACTGATTGTTTGAGCACCAGAAGATGGGCTGTATTGGGTTGTCTGCTCAGTAATCTGTTTAGACGTTCCATACTTAGGTCCTTTAGGTGCGCCAAAGTCTATAGATCCAGGTTTTATGTAATCTAAATATGCGCCTGGGTCAATACCCATTGCTTGACTTCTTAATGGGTTGTTGATTGTTTGTGTCCAATCAACGGCAGCGTCCATAATCTTTGTTAAAGACTTATGGTCGGTTGGTAAACCTCTTGCAGCTGCTGCCCTTTTTAATGCATCGTATGCACCTGAGTTTGTTTCACGTAGGTTTTTAAAAAAATTCTTGGCTTCGGCTACTGAAGCACCACGACCACCAGGTTTATTAGTAAAACCTTCAATGTAAATTTTATTTACATTATATTCAACGCCTGTTTCGTCAGCCACTATTTAGGTCTCCTCATTACTAGATCTGGATTTAATTCAGGCATACTGTTTAAGTATCTTGTAGCAAATACACTAAACTCATCAGATGCATTTTGTAAGAAATCAAAATGGAATTGTGAAAAAGATGCTCTCATGTCATATCTCATAGCATCGGTTGCTCCAGCAGCTTCATATTTTTTATGAAATGCTTCAGCTTGTTCTATCCACAAAGCAATGTCAGCCCATTTATTTGATTCCGTGTCGGCTTGCTTTCTCCAGTTCATGTCACTTGCAATGACCTTAACTACAGGAAAAAGTTCTGTCCAAAACTCTCTTTGGTTATCTCTGCGGGTATCTGCCCAGCCTGGGTATTTAACAGAAAGTTCTTCAACTCTGGCTTTGTAATCATCTTGGATTCCACTTAATTCATATCGTGGGTCGTAGGTAGAACCTACTCCAAATTCATACATTCGTGAGTTTCTTAACTCTTCTAATCTACTAAACTCAATCCAACCAAGGTTTGATTCAACCTCTTTTTGAACTTCATCTTCAGTCTTTTGCCTACTGATAGGCGTTTTAGACTTACCAGGATAATCTAGATATTTATAGATAGATGCAACTACAGAGGAGTACTCACTGGTTAATTCTTTTCCATATCCAGTTGAAAGCATTCCAGCGTACTTCATGTTTGTACGTGCAATCTTTGTTAGAAGATCTGGGTTGTCTCTAAGAATCTTTACATCATCGTAAGATGATGAAAGACCAGCAACATTCTTTCTTGTTGAACCTAGTAAAACAAAGCCATCATATCCCCAGTCTTTTTTAAACTGAGCATCTGCAGCATCGTAATCACCCTTGTTGGCTTCAACCAATTTAGCATAATAATCAATTGCTGATCTAGTTACAGGATCAAATGTAATTGATATAGGAGAAAAGAATTGAACTGAAGCACGGAGGAAGTTCATCCATCCTTCATTCTTTGCTGCTTGGTCAAAGGTTGGCGGTTCGCCAACTTCACCATTTCTAACCCATTCAGCAACTGCAGCCTTGTAACTTACTGCAACGCCATCAAACCAACGTTCGCCTCTATCAACACCAATTACCTTTAACAATGATTGCATGTATCCTGGCATCATTGTTGATGCATAAGTATGGAATAGTGTATTGCCCTCTGATGGATATCCTCCATAAAGAACGCTGTTCTCGTAGAAGTCATCACCAAATAATTTACGTAGACCCTTGTCGATCTCTTCACCGTAAATATTAAACGGTGTTCCAAGACCAAAACCATTATTGATTAGACTGGAAAGTGTTCCACTTCCAATCCAAGATACGCTTGGATCGCCAATCATAAACTCTAATTGCTTAGGATTTACTCTTAGCCCACCGCCACGTTCATCAACAAATGGTCGCAATATGGATTTTATCTGATCTGGTGTCTTGTTATAAATAGGGAACTTAACTGTTACTGGTGTTCCAGTTGGAACATCTTTAATAGATTTGTAAGTGTTTCCTTCTTTATCCTCATATGATTCAAACTCATCTAATGCTTGGGTAATACTGCTATACCAATAAGCATTCATAGGGTTCTTCGCTAATAAGCGAAGAGCCACAGCCTGTGAGTTAAAGAATGCTACTGGAAAGCTCATTGCATAACGAGCAGCATACATACCATTTGTAAGACGGCGAGATGAGTAAAGTGTCTGCTCTACTCTAGCCAAAGCTTTACGTCTAGCAATATCGTTAAGTTGATTATTGATAAAATAATCTGATGGATCCGCACCAGTTCTACGAGCATTAGTAATTAATGTTCTAAGTTCTTCACTCCAGTATTTCTTAAACAATGGAGCACGAACCATTTTGGTTTCAGCATCCGCTAGAATCTTCCAAGCAGCATCGGTAGTACCGCCTACTCGAGCACCAATACGATCTACCTTATTAAGGTCAGATAGATTGATGTTTGGTCCTTCAATTGTTTCAGCAAGATCAGGACGGTTCTTCATCAATGCGGTTATTTCATCAGTTGAAATTGGACGCTCTAAAATAATATCTCTAACTTCTTTACTTGGATACATTGTAAGAAGCTTGTCTTTAGTTTCACTGATCCAAGTAATGTATTCATCCTTGGTTGTATATCCTCTGTCTGCCATACGGCGACGCCATTCACGTCCTGCGTTTCCAGATTGGTAAATCCAATTAAGGACATCTCCGTCTTTATCACCACGCATAATCATGCCAAGTGGTAACTCAAGTTCGTTACGAATCTGGCGATTTGCAATATGGGCTAAGGCATTAAAGTAAGCTTCGCTATCTGCACGATCAATACTTACGAATCTACGACCTTCGGCACGTAAACGATTGTTGATTTCAGAGCGCATTCCAGTTGCATAGAAGTTTTCCAAGGTATCGATTTCAGTCATGTAAGCCTGAGATCCACGTTGGTTAGGATCTAGTAAACCTTTAATAGTGTAGGTCTTACCATCAATTTCCCATTGTTCTGCAACTTGACCTAAACGCTTTTGCTGTTTCTTATCGCCACGAGCGATAATACCTGGAGCAACCTTAGCTCTTTGCTTTTCAATTAATGAAGAAATACCTTGAACAATATGAGCATTACGATTTAACTCAGTCTGTATAGAAAGAAAATTCTCTTCTGCCTCAATTGCCAAATCATCTGCTGCATGTTTTGCATCGGTTGCTTTAGCCTTGTTAGCTTTAGAAGCTTTTGCAAGAGCAGCCTCTGCTTTCTTTTGAACCGCTAAGGCTTTTTCAAATTCTTTCTGCGCTTGCTCAAATTTTACTTTAGATTCATCCCATGCTTTGATATATTTAGGGAACTCTTTATCTCTAGATATTTGACGAATCTGTTCTAGTGCATGCTGTTCAGCCTTATAGGCTTTATTGCCAGGCATGTTAGGAACAAACTTGGATAAGTTTGTAAGTCTGACGCTGTTATTGTATAAAGCGTTCTTAACTGCTGGGATGGCATTACGAAATAGCTCTAGGCTTTCAGTTGCCATGGATGCACGAGCCAAAGGATCTACGATAGAGTTCTTTGGGATGTATGCAATACGCAGAAGGTTTAAGTTGCTAAATACCATGTTGGCTACATCGAACAGTTGGCTTAAAGCCATACCTGTTTGAGTTAATCTAGCACTCTTGACTTGACCAGGTGTAATTGGTCCTTCTTTTAATTCTCTATTTACGTGAAGAATGATTTCAGTCTCTAGTTTACGGAAGTCAAGCATTGGAAGTGTCTGTGCTTCATTAGAGATAGAGGTAAAGTTGTTAGTAATGTTGATTGTTCCCTGTTCATCAGGGATCATTCCATTATCTACCGCATACTTCTTTAGAGTCTGACGTCTTCCTGTCTTGCCAGATACCCATTTACTAATTTGTTCAATGATTGCTGCGTTCTCTTTAGCAAGATTGGGGTTAGCAACATCTAGTAACTCATTAACTCCGTACTTTCTACCGAGTTCAATGAATACACTCTCTTCGATCTTGGCTAAAGCGATAGCACGTTGAGTATCTGTCTGTGCAGCAAGGAATCTTTCAACTTGCTTACGCTTAAACTGGGTACCTTCGGTACCACGAAGGAACTGTAGACGGTTTAAGTCAGATAATAGGTCTGATGCAGCCTCAAACCTGCGTGGGTTTGAAATATTTATGTGTCCTTGAGGACGACCTGATCCAACATATGCAATAACACGAACGCCACGTTCGTATTGATTGCTCTGGTATAGCTTTGAACGCCATCCCTGACCACCATCTTCACCAAATAGTTTTAAATCACCATACTTGGCTTGAAGTTTAACCTTATTCTTGGCTAACTGTAGTTGTTCGTATTTAGCAAACTTGCCTGGAACGAAATCTACACGCTCACCTTCGCCAACCATAGATGCAAAATCATCTAATGCGCTTGCAAAAGTTTTATCTTTAGCTTTTTTAGCCTCAATAATTCTTTTATAGCGATTGGTTAGATCTGGAGTTAAGTGTTCATCCTTGATCTGATCCCAGTCGCTTAATGGTGCATAATCTTTGATACCAAAGTTATCAATATGGTCTGCCTCTAGGGGCTGACGTTGCATGAATCTAGTAAATGCTGCAGCATCACCACGTTCTGCTAGTAAATAATCCGCAACATCATCGTGGTTATTAAGACGAGATAAGATTGTTGCTGTTCTTACTGGATTATTTGTTTCAGTAACGAGTGGGTTTGCAGCTAACTTGGTTAAGTTTGTTTCTTTTACTGCATCGTCCACTAATACCGCTAAACCATTTGGTGGCGGAGTGCCATCGGCACGAGCAGCCCAATCAGTTGTAACTTTAAGGTTATCTCTAAAAGCGGTTAGATCACCATTGCGAACTGTAGTTGGTCCAACTACTGCATTCTTAGCACCGCTAGTTATATTCCTAGCACCTTTAGTTCCTAATGTGGCAAGAGCTAGATCTGTAGACCCAGATGCAAAGATACCAATCCATTCATCTTTGAATGCTTTGTTTCTTTGTTGGTCGTTAAAGACATCAAAGCCCTCATCAGTAAATGATGGACCAATATCTCCTGGTATGAACTTACCAATTCCTTGACCAATAGGTGCAGCAACAGCTTGACCCATAGAGATCTCTTTAGATTTCTCTTTTGCGTAAGCAAAACTATTAAGACCTTTACCACGAGCAACCGCTTGTGGTGTTAAAGCTAAAGTAGAAGCACCTTGAGTTATTGGAACAATAACTTTAGATGCAAGATTCATTGCACTTAGTGCAACGTTGGTAAGATTTCTTGTAAAAATATTACCTTCTTGTCCTTTTTGAATAACATTAGTTAGGACTTCACCAGCCTTGGCTTCAATCTTTCCAGCCTTGGTCTTATCAACAACCTCAGTTGCTTGTTCTTTAACAAATTTCTTTACAGGAGATGGCGTGTCAATCTCTGGTTCATTTGCAAAGGTGTCTCCCCAGCCTGACCACTTACTCATTCATTGCCTTCCCCTTTGTTGTTAACTCTTCAAGGAGAGTAAATCTTTCATCATCATTTTCAAAATCAATTCGGGCTAGATCCCAAGCAACAGGAGCCATATCAAATCCTAAATATTCAAGGTTCTCCTCAAATTTCTTTAAGATTCTCATTTATACACTCCCTGTTTGACTCCGAATAAATTTAATAAAGGCTTTCATAGTGCCTGATGATTGATCTGAATCTGCATATGCTTGCATTAGTGGCATATATTTAGCCATCATTGTTAAATCTTTTACTTGATTATCTACGTATGAGTTAAGCCCAAGTATTTCTTTACCTGGACCAGGACCTGCATCAACACCTGTAGTAACAAACTCATTTGGTCTACGTGTTTCCGCAGTTAGCGGAACTATGTTAGCCAAAGGATCTGCTGCTTTAGACATTGGTGCTGCTGCTTGTTCTGCCTGGAATTGCTTTTGCTCGCCATAGGCTGCATTAGGAAGTTGCTTTGCTCCTTGTGATGGGGGCAAGTCACTTCTGTTTGACATTGGACCTGGCATAGGAACGGCAGCGGGATTAATCATCGACATGCGTCACCTATTTCTTAGTTGGAATTTTTACCTTTGTGCCTGACCAAACCATGCTGCCACCTTTGTACTTAGATTTCTTGTCGGCAATCTTTGGATTAGCAGCTAGTAGTTCTGAAAGTTTTACGCCAGATGTTTTAGCAACACCTGAAAGCGTGTCACCCTTTTTAATTGTATAAGATGTAGTTGATCCACCTGCATTAACTTGAACATTAGGACCAAACTTAAGACCCTTGCCTCCACCTTTTGGAAGTGCTCCTGCAGGACGAACAGGACGTGGAGTTGTGGTAGCGGATTCTTTTCCTTTACCGCCTCCGACTGGAAGTGATCCTATTCCATAAAGACCTGCTGTAATTCCTGTAGCACGAAGTGCTTTCTTGCCCTTAGACATAGAAGCCTTCTTTGCTTTCTTCTCAACATTGGCTGCTTTACGTGCAGTATTTGCAGCAAGAACTTTAGTTCCTGGCTTGGCAGCAGATGCTGCCTTAGCAACCTTTACTGCTTTAGTTCCAGTAACTGCGCCTTTAACAAGCCCACCAATTTTAAGAAACTTACCTGGACCAGCAATCATTGCTGTTGCTTTGCCTGCTTCAAGAACTGCTTTTCCTACCTTACTAGCGGTAGATGCTTTGTTAACAGTAGTTGCCTTCTTTACAGTAGCTGCTTTTTTAACAGCAGGTGTAGCAGCAGGCTTAGTTGCTGCATTAGAAGCTTTGTACTTTGCTTTTATTTCTTTTTGTACTTTTGGCGTTAAGCCTTCTGGACGAGTTGTTCCCATTGATCCCATGGTAGATGGAGCCTTAACTGGACCTTGCTTCTTAACCGCTGTAGCAGCAGACTTGGCTGCTTTAGCAACAGGTGCTGCAGCTTTAGCTGCTACCTTTGCTCCCTTTTCCTGACGGAATAAAGCCTTGTTAAGTGCAGACTTAGGTTTGACACCATCTTTAATAAGTTTGTCATAGATGGCTTTACCTTCTGCATTAAGTTCTTTACCTGCAGCAAAACCTTTTTTAACAACTGGTGTTTTAGTTTTATCGGCTACTGCCTTGCTAATTTCACCCATTGTCTTGGTTGATTTAAATACTTTCTTTTCTGCTGTTGCAGCTTTTCTAACATCTCCAGCATTTTTAACAGTTTTAAATCCTTTAGGTCTAATCTTCTTGCCATCCTTGTCAATCTTAAAAGATTGTGGCTTTGGCTCTGTTGCAGTTACTGCACTGCGAACTTTACCCGCCTCAGTTACTTTAGGTGCTGGCTTAGATGGAGCAGCTTTAGGTGCTCTATCCTTAAACTTTGGATTAGAGTCATAATCTGCTTGAGTAGCTTTTTTGCCAGCATACTCACCAAACTCTGCTCGCATTGAGGAACGAAATGCTTCGTTACGAGCATCGGTAACACGCTTGTATTCGGCTGCTGCTTCTTTAGAAGTTATGTTGGTAGTTTTAATTTTATTACCTTTATCGTCAGTAATAAACTTACCTTTTGCTTCTTTCTTTACATCATCAAGAGCCTTTTGGTCATCAGCGGAAAATTTCATAAGAGGGCTTTTATCTTTTAACCCTGCTTGCTTCTTTCCACTAAAAACTTTTTTAGCGTCTTTTTTGGCAGCCTTACGTGCCTGCCTAAATTTCTTGGGAGTCTTGGCTGCCATAGTTATCCTTTACTAATACTTTAATATTTACTTAAGCTTGTTTGCTTTACGTTTCCGCCACCCTTAACTGAGCCACCATTCTTCTTGCCTATCATTGCAGTTGAAGTTGGAGCCTTTCCTGGCTTTCCTTGCTTTCCGATCATTTGTTTCTCCTTATTATGCTGGTATTTGACGAGTAACTCTCGCTGATAGATTTGGATTTCCTCCACCTGTAAGACCTGCAAGAAGTTCTTGCATTGCTGGTCTACCTTGTGGAAGTTGTGGTGCTGGACCACCAGCAGCCATTGGTTCAGGACCTGCTGGAACTTCTGGCATTCCTGGTTGTGCTGGTTGTTCTTTTGGTGCTGGTTCTGGTTTAAATGCATTTGCTACCGCATCTTCTAAGGCAATGCCTTTCTTGCGGTCATTAATAACACTTGCCATCTTTTCAACAATCTTCATTGGATCTTGACCTTGTGCAACCATTTGTGGAATTGCTGCAGCCATTTGCGATACGGAAGCTTTAAGAGAATCACGCATCTCTTCAATGTCAATTGCTCGCTCTTCTTCACCAGCATTTAGTGAGATAGGAAGGTTGCGACGCAACATTCCACGAGAGATTAACTTATCTCCTCGAGCTTGTAGACCCCATACCAATGCTCGGTTAGGATCTAAACCTGCCATTAAACCGTATTCAACGGTTACGCCATAGTTACCATTAATGTCTGAACTTGGCTTGTATTTTAATTTATATGGAACTCCATTGGCTGTTGCAGATACTTCACGAGTTAGATCAGTGAAGTAAGCTTCATCAGTTGCAAATGCAAATGAGATTGCTTGACCTATTGCTTCGCCAAGAATTGATTGGTAAATCTTAACTTGTGAATCGTATCCAGCCATAAGTGCTTTAACACCTTGACCTGTGACAACTGAACCTTCTGCTTGTCCTGCACGAGCTTGAGGAAAGCGAGTTCCTAGTTTCATTTCATCTGCTAGAACATTATTCTCCGCAAATGCGTACTGAGGTACATCCAGATTGACACGACGAATCTTCTCAGGGGAGTTAGAACGAATGACTGAATCAGGACCAACGGATAGAGAAGTAACATCATTGGGAAGAGCAAGAGGAGCTTCAACAGACTTCTGAACAGCTTCCATTGTAAGGAGCGCAAGTCTTGCCTTCGCTGCATAGACTGGTAATACGTCGTCAAACTGTCCTCTGGTTTCACCATCAAGTGAAGGTCTCTGAGCAATAGCAATTGGAACAACGCCTGTTTTGTTTGGGGTGGTAGCAAGAACTAAACCTCCACGGTCTGGAAGAAATAAAACTGTTCTGTTCTTATCTGTCCAACGCACAACTTGTAGTAATGAGTTGCCATCACCACGAGTAAAGGTGTTGGTTTGTAAAATTTGGTTAGCATGCTCAGGGAAGTGAGCTGCTAGATCTCCCGCCTTACGATGATATAAACGAGCGTAGATGTTTACAACACCGAAGCGATCCATATCATAGTAAGCACCCATAGAGTTTTCTACATGGATGTGGGGTCTTTTATCTTTAAAGTTTGGTTCGACCCTTAAAGGAACGAAACCGTATGTTGCTAGTTGGTCTGCGCCACGCAGTAACTCTGTACCTAGTCTGGATGCTGCTACATAGTAGTTAGCAATCTTTGTACGCTTGTCAGCCTTGGTACGCTGGTTGTCATCTAATGATGAATCCCCAGCAGCAGTAATGGTAGGTAGAACACCGACTTGTTCAGAAACATCTCTGGCAACTACGTCAATAAGGTTGGCAATAATAGGACGTGACCAAACACCTTCGGGAAATAATCCTCGAAATACTTGATCTGATTGTCCAGCTCTTACTAAGGCTACCTCACGCATGCGCTTATCACGTTCGGAGTTACGAGCTTTTAGTTGCTCAAAGGCTTGTTGTAGTTCTATCATTAATGTCACAATCTCGCAGTCCGCTGCGATGCAGCTAGATCATCTAAGTTGATGATGTACCGAGACTCGATGTC